GATAGTTCTTTTTTGCTGTGTGATATATTAAAGCCCGTGGGCTTCCATATCGAGGAAATCCACGGGCTTTGTTGCGCTTTTTTTACAGCGCCTTTTTTATCACTTTTGGTTGCTGTCAGGTCTTCGACTAGTTTCATAAGCTTTTTGTTTTCATCTGTAAGTTTATTTATGGCTTTATCCTGGGATTTATCTCTTTCCATAATTACGTCTAATGATTCCTGATGTTCCAAAAGCTTGCTGTCTTGTTCTTCATCTTTCTGCTTTCTTTCCTCTAAGAGTCTATCGTGTTCACGATCCTTTTCTGCCTGTTCGGATAGCCATTTGTCCTGTTCTTCGTCTTTCTGTTTTCTTTCCGCCAAGAGATTGTCATGTTCACGATCTTTTTTAGCCTGCTCAGAAAGCCATTTGTCCTGTTCTTCGTCTTTTTGTTTTCTTTCCGCCAAGAGTCTGTCATGTTCAAGGTCTTTTTCAGCCTGCTCAGAAAGCCATTTGTCCTGTTCTTCGTCTTTTTGTTTTCTTTCCGCCAAGAGTCTGTCATGTTCAAGGTCTTTTTCAGCCTGCTCAGAAAGCCATTTGTCCTGCTCCTCGTCTTTCTGTTTTCTTTCAGCTAAAAGACGATCATGTTCAAGATCTTTTTTAGTGTGTTTAGATAGCGTCAGGTCTTGTTCTTTGTCTTTTTGCGCCATTTTTGCAAGGACTTCATCGTGATGTTCCGCTTTCTTTTGATGTTCTGATATCGTTTTATCCTGTGATTTTAACGTTTCAGACATTTGCTTTTGCTTATTCATCATATCTTCCTGAGCTTTCAACTGGGATATAACGCTCAGAACTTCTTTTCTTGCCAAGTCGGAAAGCTCCCCCTCTGAAGCACCTCTCAGCTTTAACTCCAATTCACGAACAACTGTCCTGTTGGCAGCTATATTACTTACGCCAAGTGCAAACAGATACTTGGTTATCTCGCTTAGCTTCTTCTGATATTCAAAAGAAAGTTGTTGTGCCTCAACGACCTGTACTTGTGATTCTGCAAGATCAACAGAAGCTTCCTGCAAAGATTCAATAGCTTCTTTTTTGTGTCCCAAACCTGCTGATTTGCCATAAGCCCTGTCAGCAGAAGTTTTTGCAGTCTGAGCCATTTTAACAGACTTCTTCACCTTATCTTCCAAACCTTGTATATCACGCCATTGATCTGTAATGATGTTTGGAAGTTCAGATTGATTGACCTTAAAAATTTCAAGTTCATTACTCATATGTAACACTCCTTTTTTATTATCCCCACTTCAAGATGTCATAAATATCATCTGTAAGTCCTGGGTTATTCTTTTCAGCTTCTGGTATAAGTTTATCTAATTTTTTCATATCTTCTGAAATTTGTTGTATACTTTCTTGATAGCGTTCTACAGACACGATCATTACCTGATATGCTTCTTCGATACTCTTTCCTGCATCCTCGGCTGCTATCCACATATTTGCTTCACAATAATATACCTTGGCATTTAGTAATCTAATACTTGTTGTATAGAGCTGCATACGCTCATTCCTAAGTTTATTTCGTTTTATGCCCATACCGATATCCGTGCCAGCGGCAATAGCAAATCTGCCCACACCTACAAAATTCACTTTGAGAATAAACTCTTTTGCAAAAACTGCTGCATTACCGCCTGACTTTGCCGCTGATCTTATTGCAGCGTCAATTAAATCAAAAGCCATAAACGTTCCAGTTGAGATTGTAAGCATACGCACTATAGTGCGATTTTTGAATGGTAAAGTTGCTTTCCAATCAACTCGTGACATTTCATCAAATGACCTGATATCCTTTGATTTTATTTCATTGCATAATCTTCTTATAAAATAAAAACCACGAACAATGCATTCGTTTATAATCACTGGAACAGCTTGCCTTTTTAATTCATTGGCAACGCCTATTTCAGTCCTCAGATCAAATTTTACAGCTTCTATTATTTTCCCGTTTTCATCTTTTTTTGCAAGCAATGTTCCGTTAAAGAGTTTAGATATCCAAACAGAAAACTTCTTATATCCATTATCATCAAGTTTACGGAATATTGGAAGTGCCGATATTTCCTTTAAAAATGAAACTAAAGGACCGGGCAAACCAGTTCCGGTATTACCTTTGCTGATCGAAGAAGATGAGCCAGCCATATCGCTTATCATATGAAAAAACCAGTTGATCAATCCAAATGTAATTTTCTCAGGCAAATTCTTACCGATCAAGATCAGGTCTGCTTGAGACACTTCAACCACTTTAAAGTGTCCGGCTACGTCTGTGCCATATAATTTATGTGTAAACTGAGTAAGCATAGAGAAAAATAAACCTATAAGTGTTGGGTGATGTGAGAAATCTCGTAAATGGTGCTGTAAACCTCCGCCGAAATCATTTGTAGCTTTATCGGCAACGATGGCATAATTCTTTTCAAGATATTTTACTGCACCATTAAGATCATCACCTGTATAACCCGCTTTTTGTGCAATTTTAATCACAAAGTTATTTACTTTATTATCACCATATTCATTTGCACGATCTAATGAAAAATCTCCAACCCATATAGAATCAATTGCTCCTGCTAATATTCCGCTTACAACTGCCACAATATAATCCATTCCGTCAGCGTGATTAGTAAGCCTATCTATTTCGGAATTAAGAGCTTCGATTTTTTTTATTTGTGATGTTTAGACAATTATCTATATCTTTTATCGCAGCGTCGATGTCATAGCCGCTCTGCTTAATGTCAGTTTCACTTACGGCCGGTATGACTTCAAATTCAACGGCAAGTCCCTCATTTTCTAATTTCAATATTTCACTCATATTATACATCCTAACCTGATCTTTGTATTTAATAGTTAATTATTACCGCTGTAAAATCATTTCTCCTCATACCTTTCCCCCATCGCCCTGATCTCTGCCAGCATATCCTCCACCAGCGGTTTTGGCTCAAAGACTTTTACCCACGAGCCTTGGGAGAGCAGGTACATTATTATCCCCCTGCCGTAGTTGACCTCGGCAGTGATAACGCTCTTTGTGCCGTTCTGCTCAATGACTTTTGCGGTGGGCAGCCTGTCAAGAACAGCCTGCAAAGACAGCCCCGAAAACTCAAAGGTTATCCGCACGTTGTCCCCTGGAAACATAAACTGATTTTTCTCACGCAGGTCGCCCTCGTCAAAGCTGTGCTCACGATCAAGCTGGAAATTCTCCCTGTGCTCAACAATATTTTTTATCCTGTCAATGCGGAAATACCTCGCCTTGTACTGGGTATCATCTGCCGCATATGCGATAAGATAAAAATAATATTCGCTGAACATTATCGCCGCAGGCTTCAGCTTCCTAACAACTTCGCTCCTGTCCATTTTCAGATATGTCACCGAAATGACCTTCTTACCATCAATGCACTGCACAAGACGCCAAAGATTGTTTATCACGCTGTCGCAGTCAGAGCGCACCTCGTGATAATGATATATCTCCCTGCGTATCACCTCATCAAGAAGCTTTCGGTCATTGGCAGTGGTAAACTTTCTCAGCTTAGATACAATGAATATCATATCTTCTTTGCTGAAACAACGTGCCCCGAGTATCACTTTTACCAAGGCAAAAAGCTCCTGATTTTTCAGAAACTCGTCGCTTTTAAGTATGTAAGCCCTGTCCTTGTGCGAATATGTGACCTCGGCATTTTGCATAAGCTCCCTGTATTCCGCAAGAAAATCGTTTATCCTTGCAATGTCACGACTGACGCTTTTGGATGATATCCCATACTCCTCCGCAATAAGCTTGTTAGAAACGACCTCGCCGTGCAAAAGCCGATAAAATATTTCAAGTACTCTGTCTAAACGTTCATTTTCCATTTTATTACCCCTCTTTCTTACAATTATACCACATTTGATTTTGAATTTGTTAAGCTGGCTGCTTAGTATAACGTTTTCGAAGAATATTTTTTTATTTTAACCAAAAATGTCAAATTATTGGTGCGGCAGATCATCGTATTTTGTCGTTTTATCTTGCTTTCAGTATAGCATAATTGCCAGACAAAGGTATGTCCGTTTAAAATTAGTTTACTTTTACATTATAACTCTTTCTAGCGGTATATGTCAAGAAATAATACTAATATAAGCGGTAATATCGTCACATTATATATATTATAATAGGTATAGTGATACAAATCGACGGAGGGAGAATGAAAATGACGGAAAAGGATATCAGCAACAGAATTACGCAGCTTAGATTGCAAAAAAATGTGTCCGAATACAAGATGAGCCTTGCACTCGGTCACAGTAAGGGATATATCCAAAGCATATCGTCAGGACGGACGATGCCGTCCCTTGGTGAATTTCTTGCCATTTGCGAGTATCTTGAAGTCACTCCGAAGCAGTTTTTCGACGATGGCAGCAAAAATCCTGCACTAACGCAGAAAATAGTTGAGAGCGTATCGAAACTTTCGGAAAAAGACCAACGATTGGTGCTTGAAGTTTCTGAAAGACTAGGAAAAGAATAATTTTTGAGACCTCGAACTGCAATATCAAAGTAAAAAAAACAGCGTACCGCAGCCCCCTGCGATACGCTGTTCTCATATAAAATTACTTCTTTGTAGTCACACTCTTTGAAGCCGACCAAGCGCCGTAGTATTTCGTACCCTTTACAGTTGTGTACGAACGAACACGAACGTAATATTTCTTTTTGCCTGAAAGCTTTGAAATAGTGGTCTTGTCGGTCTTTTTATTTGTTATTGTGACTTTCTTTGCACTTGTGAACTTTGAGTTGGTAGCGTACTGTATCTCGTATCCAGTAGCAGAGCCTTTCTGCGCCCAATCCACAAAGAATGCCTTGCTCTTAGCAGTGAGCTTCTGTATCTCCTGCTTGGCAGGATTTATCTTGAACGTCTTTGTGATAGTGCCTGCGTAAGAGCCTTTTCCTGTGACTTTTACAGTGGCAGTACCTATATTCTTGTTGCTTGAGTAGGAAACTGTGTAGTCAGTACCATTTTTCAGCGTTTTACCATTGTATTTAACAGTAATGCTCTGCGTGATATTCTTGCCCGTGTATGACTTGTTTGAAATGCCAGAAATGGTAGCTTTCTTGAAGTTATTTTTGATACTGTAGGTCTTAGAAACTGAGCCTGTGTAATTGCCCTTGCCTGTGATAGTGACCTTTGCTGTGCCTACCTTGGTGTTGTTTGAATAGGAAACTGTGTAATCTGTACCATTCTTCAAAGTTTTGCCGTTTAGCTTGACCGTTACACCAGGCTTCTTTGCCTTGCCATCATAAGCGTAGGTCGAAGTAGAAAGTGTCACGCTTGCCTTTGAAATGCTAATTCTTGAAAGTGCAGGAATTTCAGCCGTTTCAAGAACTTTCTTGCAGACTGTACATTCCTTGTGCTTTGAGCCTTTAACTCCGATAGAAGCCGTTTTGTCGACTATCCAACCGCTTGATTTGTGACCTGTGGCATTTATCACTGTCTGAACCTTGATAACAGTATTGCAAACTGAGCAATGTGAGCCGTCTGTTTTGCCTGCGGTGGTGCAAGTAGCAGGGTAGCCCTTGTCGGTAACTGCAGTGTGACCCTTTGCAGGAAGCTTTTCTGTAACTGTCGCATTACACTTTGTGCAAGTCTTTATAGCAGTACCCTCTGATGTGCAGGTCGGCTGTTTTGTTACAACAGAATTTCCGTAGCTGTGACCTGTTGCCTTAGTTGTGCTATCCTTGTATGAAGTACCGCAAACTGAACACTTGTGGAGTGTATAGCCGTCAGTAGTGCAAGTAGGTGCAACAACTGTGTTAGCATATTTGTGTGAAGTCTTTGCTATAGTTTCTGTAACTGTCGCATTGCACTTTGTGCAAGTCTTTATAGCAGTACCCTCTGATGTGCAGGTCGGCTGTTTTGTTACAACAGAATTTCCGTAGCTGTGACCTGTTGCCTTAGTTGTGCTGTCCTTGTATGAAGTACCGCAAACAGAACACTTGTGGAGAGTGTAGCCGTTAGTAGTGCAAGTAGGTGCAACAACCGTGGTTGTATAGCTGTGGGAAAGCTTTGCAATTGTTTCTGTTACTGTTGCTCCGCACTGCGTACAAGTTTTTGTTTTTGTACCTTCTGATGTGCAGGTAGGCTGTTTTGTGATAACAGCACTGCCATATGTGTGGCTCGTGCATCCGCAGGTGAGTTTGTATGTCTTTGCTACAGACGGATTGTATGTAGGATAAATTTTTACAGTGAGTGAACCGCCGTTTTTGAATGTGATACGTCTGATATCATTAGCATAGTTTTCAAGCTTATTTACACTTACCATGCTGCGATCAGAAAATTCAACTGTGTAGTCTGTATCGTCATAAAGCCAGAAATCAATGCTGTCGCCCACACTGAACTGAGTTTTGCTCAATACGCTTGAAAAGGACGTATTCGAAATGTCTGTACGCCAATAAACAGTGGTAGAGGTCGGAACTGTGAACTTATTCACATAACCGCAAGACTTGCAGGTCTGTGTTACAGTGCCGTCAGTTTTTGATGCGTACTTTGTTTCGTAGTCATGACCTGTTTTGACGTCAACCGTCTTTATATCGTCAAGATTTGAAAGGTTCAGGGAGTTGAAGGTCACGTTATTTTTATCGTAAACATACCAAACTGCTCTGCCGTTTTTGATAACAGGCTGGCAATCTGAAAGACTTCCCTCAAAGGTGTGTATACTGCCGTTTACTGTGCCGTCAGCGTTTAGCTTCACACAGCTTACCTTTGTATCTCTGGCCCACAATAGCAAAAAGCTGTTATTATTTATCTTCACAAGCTGTGGAGCAGAAGCTGAAGCTGTACCCTCTGCATAAGAAGTTATCTTATTGAGCTTGTTTGTGGAAAGGTCCTTTGAAACAGCGGAAACGTAGACGTTTCGTGTTTCTGACGTATTGATATAATCAAGGTCAACTGTACTCTGTGCCACGATATAGCTTGATGATGACACATCAAAGCCGCCTATAGCCGCACCTGTATAGTTATAGTGACCGGCGGTATATTCAGGGTATGTTACAACGTCGATATTGCTGACCTTATCAAAATAGCTTGGGAAGAATTTGCCTGTAGTAAAATCAGAATTATACTTCACCAGAACGGCAGAACGTGGATGAGCGTCACCATGGTCGAGGGCGACTATATGGTTGCCGTCGGTTTTTATAAACTGATTGAAGGAGTGGCTAACATAGCCATAATCAACGTTCATGACGCCGGTATATGAATCAGTGATAGTCATTGAAGGCATATCCACTTCAATGGTAACATTAGACTGATGATTATTGCCGTCGCTTGATTTATACATTTCGTGGCAGGTCCTCACAAGCAGGTGGTCACCGCTATGGGTCATTCTTGCCGAGCCTGCATCGAATGGAACTGTAGTGTTAGCTCCATACAGACCGCAGGACTTTATTTTGTTCCAATTCTTATCATACTTCGTGATACGGAAAACCTCGAGGGAGTCGTTTTGTTTCGGATTTTCCTGACCGCTAAGGACATAATAATTATTGCCGGAGTCATAGAAAGCACCAAAGATCGGCAGTTCATTGTCGATAAGCTTAGTGCTGAGCGGTTCAAAATCAGGGCTGTAATATTCCACAAGGAGCTTGCCCTCGATAGCGCCTGACTGGACACGCATATAATTGCCGTTGTCGCACACTGTCAGGTAAGATTTCACTGTGTCAGACCATTGCACATAGTCCTGAGCATTCACATTAGAGCCTGAATACGCAACACATTGCGCCACGGCAAAGGCACTGAACGATCCAGCAGACACAGCAGTAGAAACAGCCATTGCGCCAGACAGGACAATGCTCAACATTCTTTTCTTCATATTCATCAATTTCATCACCTCATACAAAAACTTTTAAACGAGAACACCTTTATATATATAATATCACAACGCAAGGCGTATGTCAATGAAAATAAGTTACAATGAGAATGATTTCAATAAATTCGTCAAACACCAAAGGTCAACGCAGTAAAAAAGAGCAAAGAGGATACAAAACAGAAAAAAACGCCTTGACAAGGTTTGATGGGTGTGATATAATATTACAGTGGTATTTCGAGGTGTGGCTCAGTTTGGTAGAGCGCTGCGTTCGGGACGCAGAGGCCGTGGGTTCAAGTCCCGTCACCTCGACCAGCACAAAACCGTTTATTTACGTTAAATCACGTAGATAGGCGGTTTTCTTTATGTCCTAAAATGCTAAAATATGCGTAGAAATGATAAAATATCATTCAAAATGATAAATATATGACACGAAATATGACACGGAATTTTGCACACGCTAAAATTTTGCTCTGAAAATATGCACAAAAAGCAAGACTATATTTGTGCAATCCTACAAAATTCAATGTTATCTACATTTTTGTTATCTAACTACTTGACTTTTACTAGATAACATGGTATACTATAATCACAGGCAAGAGATGAGACCTGAAATCAAAAATTAATTTTCGGAGGTACAAAATCATGAAAATCACAGGCGTTAAGAAAGCAGTAGGAACTTACAAGAGAGCAAACAGCGGTGGATATTATCGTTCATCATATGGCGCTTTGATGGTTGATATGTCAAAAGGTTATGTATGGTGCGACGAATTTTCAGACAGATTTTCGTATATCGCCTATGACGATGAAAACATTGCACGCATAAATCTTGAAGGTGAGCCAGCAACCATGCAGAACGTAAAAGCAATTGCCGAAAGAATGTGCGCTGAACACGTCGCATAAAACAGCCCTGATGAGTATCTGAAAATTGATACGAAACGCCCCACAAAAAAGGGGCGTCGGCTGGAAAGCAAAATAAATCTGAAAGGATATGATTTTATGAGCAAGTTGAAAGACATGAGAGAAGCAAGAGGCATGACACAAGATGAGCTGGCAAAGAGGATAGGTTCTGTCAGAAGCTATATCTGCCGTCTTGAGAGCGGTGCGCAGGATATCAATTTTATCCAGGCGAGCACGTTAGGACGTCTATGCACGGCACTGGACTGCAAGCCGGAAGATTTGCTGGAAGCTGACAGCTTCGAGTTTGAAGAGATCAACGGCGAAAAGCGGCTGATAGTTGACGGACTATACTCCCCAGAGGGAAACTATTTACTGGTAAAAGTCAAAAACCGCACATATCAGCTGAACATGATCGATTTTTCAAACGTCGATGATGTATCGAAATATCTTATACCACGTGGAAACGCCAATATCCCACGAAGTGCAGCAGAGTTCGACAAAAAGGCATACTGGATATATAAAATGGCGCCACGTGACGGCGTGGAAGTCAAAGTCCTGGACCCTATCAGCCCCGAAGACTGGAAGACGTTCGTTGAGAAACTAGGGCTGACCGATGACGACATTTCGGACGAATTTGAAGTTGTCAAAGGTAAGAACTATGGTGAAAAGTGTGAGAAGCACTATATTTGCAGACAGATAAGACTTACCATCCCGAAAAATTCGGTTACGATTGAGCGAGAGTTGAAAAAGCACGGCATAGAAGCAACAAATGTAAATATCGACCGAATAAACATCAGGGTAAAATGACATGGCAAAACAAAAATACGAATTGCTGCCAGACAAAGTAGTTGCAGCCAATGCAGAAACCATAAAAGCCATAGGGCATATCGCAACCGATACCGATATAGTGGATTATGTCAGCGGTCAGCTGATGCGTGACTATATCAAATTCGGTAAGAAAACCCTAGACGAAGCCGCCAAGTTGACCGAACAAACGATAATGTCAGATGATTTTTTAGACAAGCTGGGTGCTATAAAAAATATGACAAACTGGTACTATAGTGGACGGCAAGTGTATCTATTTGATGATGATTTTGCCAGCCTGCTCAGCGGTCAAGGCACAGCAGATTTGAAAATCAGTGCAGACGTTTTCAAACAATTGCCATGCAACTGTTTTTACGTCCAGCGAAAACACAAAAATAGCGTGGGTTTCTTTTTCGACTTGCAGGGCGACCGAATGACAATGACAGAATATTTTTTTGACGATGCCGAAAAAGACTACTATTCGGAATCAATCGCTATAGAATTGCAGTATGATATGACAGTTGAAGACCTGATATATAAAATTCTAGGCAGCTATGCCAAAAAAGACAAGGCAGGCACTAAGGCAATGATATGCGACATAGCCGAAAAATTGCAGTTCATTGTATATTTATCGGCTGTAAATGCCGAAATCGCACCAGTCACGAAACGCCAAGTGCAAAAGGAACACACCGCACCACGCCCTCAGAAGCCGTCTGCACAGCCACAGAAATCAGCCATAGCCAATGTAGGGTACCGCATTGGCATTGCCGTGCGCAAGCATAGGCAGGCTGAAAGCAGTGTCAGTTATCAGCATAGTCCACAAGGTCACAGCGCACCGAAAGCACCGCACATCAGGCGTGCGCATTTTCACGGCTACCATACCAACAACGGCTATCAGGTAAAATGGCTGAGTACAATTTTTGTGAACGCTGAACGTGATGACAACGATATAAGCACGATTCATAAGGTTCTGCAATAACTGTGTATCTGCAATGAAAAAAAGCCGCCAGGGCAAACGCTCTGACGGCTAAATTTATGCTAATTTTATGCGAATTTTATAAGACTATTTCTTGATTTTTTCACGCAGTTTCTTGATGAATTTCTTGCCAGCTATGCCGTTCGGCTTATAGCCCCAACCTTTCAGTCGGCTGTTGATAGCACTTACAGTGCCCTTGCCGATGATTGCATTATCGTCCAGCTTTGCGCCGTCAAGGATTAGCAACTGTTTCAGGGCATACGACCCGTCTGTGCTCGCACCTTTTTTATAGCCTTTTGTCTCCAATGTAGGCGGATTGATAACGCTCTGATTTTTTGGACGCAGAACGCCAAGAACGTGGTTATAGTTGTGATAGACACGTGTGCATGGGTCATTCTTGCCTAGCCAGTTCTGATCGTAGCTGTAGAAATACCTTTTGTTACCTTCGCCTGTGGCTATGGCAACATGACCGATACCGCCGTTCAGACTACCGCCCCACACAACGATATCACCCTTTTTCGGAACAAATGACGGCGTGTTTTTAATTCTGGTAAAATAGTCCTTGACCGCCTGCTTGTCGAAATCTTCGTAGATTTGTCTAGCATACAGACCTGTGAACATACCGCAGCCGATAACATCTCTGTTGTACTGATTAGCCAGGTCAAAACACTGTACACCGTACAACTTATCGAAATTAATGCCCTTGCCCTTATATTTCTTCACAAATTCGTCAAATGTCATTGCCATAATTAGTCCTCCTTATCTTTGAAAACTCCAAATTTTGCCACGATTTTGTTTATCCAACTGGCTTGTGGGTTAATCTCTCCGTAATTTTCCAGTATAGAAACTATTTCCATAGCAAAAATATATCCGAAAACAGCCAGTGCAGTTATCGTTCCTGCAATTCCTGCCAGTTCGCTATGTCCATAGTAGTGCCCCAGCTGCTCGAAGCCTATCTCAGACCCGATTGCCACGCCCATAACGACGATCTCAGCCAATTTGTTCAGACCGCCTTTTCGCATTTTTGACGACCTAACGTCTCCCTTGCAATAGGCTTTTATCCAGCCTGTGGCAAAATCGGCCAATGCAAGACCTATCACGATCATCAGCATAATTATGTACTTCACTTTACTACCTCGCTTTCGTATGTTTGTCCCGTGATTGTTGTATACTCCTCAGCCGTGATCCACTTGCCGACAGCAGCGTGTACCATAGCAACCGACCACAAACGGCTGTCATAGTATCTCTTGACCTTGACGTAGTTCTTACTCATCGCCGCTCACCTCATTCAGCTCTACGCCACTGATCATAGCCAGAAAATCAACGTTTGCCTTTATCCTGTCTATCTCGGTGACCTTTGGTTTGCTGAAATTATCTTCCGTCAGCCCCATGCTCTCAACCATAGATTTTTCTAAATCTGTCATGTTGTACCTCCCACTTCTGATAGTTTCACGATATACTCTTCTTCGCTTGGCACTGGTATTCGATAGCTGTCATTGCTGTTTTTGAACGTTATGCTACCGCCTGCTTCGACTGTTAGATTTCGCAGAAAATCGTCGTCAATTAGGGTTGAAATGTCGGTGATTATAGGTGTATCTAACGCCTTGATTTTCGTTCCGTCAATAGCGTTGTTTTGGGTATAGGTCTTAGCCTCATAGTCTGTCACATTCCCCTCAATGCCGTAGCCAGGCAGATTGCGGACAGATTCGGGGATTTGGTAAACGTTGCTGTGGTAGGGGGCGTAGGCTGTAGGGGCGTCGCCTAGTTCGACTTGGATATCTCTAACTATCACATCTCCAGTGCCTTGTCCATATGTCATCGATAGTGTATCCTTTTGTGTTTTTGGCGTAAATGTCAATCTTGCGATACCAGTAGTATTTGCAGGAACTCGCTCGCCTTTTGCATAGGAACTTTCAACTCGAGCACCGTCTATTCTAGCTAGCCAAAAAAAGCTAGTTGGTTGAGCCGAAACAGTGGCCTTAAGAGTGGCAACGAGTGTTTTACCTATATATTTTCCGATAGGAATGTTTATTCCGGCGAAGTCACTTGAATTATTCAAATAACTGCCATCAGACTGTTTATATGCTGCGTAATAGTCATCTGCATTTAGCAAATTTTTTCCCTGCTCCACAACGCTCTCCGTCCCAGCACTGACTATTTCGCCGTCAATGACCTCAGAATGACCACCTATCGACTTCACGCTCATCAACTTCGCCCCAGTCGGAACTGTCTTGGCATATGCCGTATCTGTATCGGTTTCAAATTTATGCGTCACACCCTGACCAATGTCGTACAGTGCATTTACACGTCTTGTCAATTCTTTATCCGTCAGCTTTATACGTCCTATTTCAGCTGTATTTTCAGCTATCTTACTGACTGCCGTCACGTAGTCCTCAGGCAGACTGTCAGCCACCGCCTGCGCTGTCTGTGCAGCGGTTTCAGCGGTTTTGCGGTCCTCTGCGACCTTAGCGGCGTTTTCTGCCACATTAGCCTTGTCTGCTGTGACCTGCGTTGCCATATCGGTCACCGCCTGTCTGTCTGCCGCAGTGCTGTCAGCGCAGGTCTTTGCGGTCTTTGCGTAGCCTGCTGTTATGGTCTTGTCGGCTTCGGTCTGCTGTGCTGCCGTTGACGCCTGAGCTGCGGATATCTTGGCGGCGTTCTGTGCAGTGACCGCCTGCTGACGTGCGGTTTCTGCACCCTGCATGGCAGTGTCTGCCTGCGTTGCGGACGTTTCAGCAGATGCCTGTGCGGTTTCAGCACGGCTTGCCGCCTGCGTTGCCGTGCCGGCTGATTTCTCTGCGTTTGTGGCAGATTTTTTTGCGTTTTCAGCCGCCTGCATAGCCGTGCTAGCTGCATTCTCAGCCCTTTCCACGTCAGCTTCGACCTGTTCACCGATTGCCGATATCCTATCCAGTGCGTCAGCTGCCACACTTGGTGACGGGATAGCATTATCGCCTATAGCCGTACCTATTCTCAGGCGGAAAATTCGTGACTTTTTCACCAGTATGTACTCCTGCCCTGACAGTTTTTTAGCTGCTATCTGACAGCTGACTGTCTGCGCTGAACGCAGTATGTCAGCCGTAGGTGTCCACTGTCCGCCTGTGATATCGACCTCATACGTCACGCCATCGCCATAGTCGATAGTCAACACATAGCGGTCTGCGCCGTCTATTGTCAGCCCTTCGACCGACACAGGACGGGCGTTTGTTTCACCGACATAGCCCAAAAGGGCTGTTGATGTCATTGCGTTGTAATTTTCGTCCAATCTGATTACCATTTCTGCACCCCCTATACGATTGCTATGTAGTCTATGCTATACGTTCCTGCAGGTACGTTGACAGTGGTTGCACCATTACTAGGACCCATACAGATTACTGCGAAATATGCGCCCTTGTATACCTGCACATGGGTGCAATAGTTCTGAAATGGACTAGGCGTGCCGATATCCCTCAGTGATACGCAAATTTGTTTCGGCACAAAATCCAAATTTAGCGGTATTTGTACGCTTGACGCCGCCTTTTCCAGCGTGTATTCAATTGTACCGCTTTTGACCTTGTTCTGGTTTAAATCATTTACTGCCTGCTCCGCTGCCGTCAGTGCGTCAACCAACGCCTGACGAACATCGCGGCCGTAAAATGCGTTTCGGACAGTTTCGATTGCCGTTGTCAAATCAACATTATTTGCCATTTTATCCCTCCTAGTCTAGTGTGTGGTTTTTCGTGGTTATGCTATTGCACATGATATCACCTGTTTTGCCGTAGCACTGTACTGCGGTTTTTTCATTTTCGTTGTATAGATACATCGCCCTGTTATTGGTGTCAACTGTAAATACCTTTTTTCCGCTGTCTGTATACGTTGATATGTTGCCGCTGTTTGTATCTAGTGAAAATTTTAATTCGTTATTCCAATAGCCTGACATAGCACCAGCCTGCAGGACGATATGACCGCCTATCGTGCTGTTATCAATGCGTATCTCCAGTGGACTGACTTTCAACGTCCACTCATTGTGGGATAGCTGAATCGCACTGGTATTTTGACTAGACGTTTTTATATTTATCGTTCCGCCTGTGATAGTCGCTGATTTCGACGACAGCTTGTTAGCGACCACATTTCCGTTTTCGTCCACTTTGAACGTTCCGCTGCCGTTATTTATTTTCAACCCTGTCAGGGTCAGGGCGGTTATAAAACTAGCCACCAAATTGCCGTCGATGGTCCACGCATTTGTGTACGGTCCGTTTTTCGCAGAACCGCCGTCCGATGATTTCCAAAAACCTAGCCCATTTTTGTTTAATTGAATGCAGGATTTACAGGTATTTATATCAGCCGTATCCATAATCAGAATGCGTTCTGGTTTCTCAGAAGGATCAAGAATGACATGACCGCCCTCTGCGCCTGTTATCAACTTTGTAGCATTCTCGATTTTACTGTCTATGACCTGTCTATTTCTGAATTCGCTATCGTCAATAGCGGTCTGCAGGCTCTTGGTTTTGGCTGTCATGAACCATGTCATGGTTTCAAATTTGTCGCCAAATGTCAGCTCGGATTGTTCAGGGCTGTCAAGGTTTATAGTAATGCCGATTATGCGCAGATCTTCATCAATCCCCATGAGAAGGTTGACCACACGATACCAGCACCCCAACTCAAACTGTTCAAAATTCATATCAATTGTTGACAAATCAACCGCAGTTATTTTATACTGCTTTTTGGTTTTGTTCGCACTTTTTAGGAATGCCGTGGCTTTTGTTTTCAAAATTGACGCCTGTGTTACGTCGTCCCACGTCTGTGTACCGCTGATTACGCCATACTTAGCGACCAACGCACTATCTTCGATATAGTCTTTACCGCCGTTCACGCTGCCAATCGTCAGCCTTTTCTCGCTGTCGGTCTGCTTTGCACCCAACGGATATAGCCGTGTAATAACGCTCGTTTCGTCAATTTCACGGCTGATAGTTTTGAGATTTACCGCCAGTTCTATCTTTGTGTCAGTGCCGTGTCCGATATGCTCCAGATAGTCTATGTACACTTTGCCGTCTTGGTCTCTTAGCTGGATTTCACCGCCGAATTTTCCGACCAGTTGTTCAGATATAGCGTCCATAGTCGATACCCAATTGACAGAATATGTGTAATTATTTTCGCCCGTCACAGTGACCTGCCCGACCGATATGTGTTTGTCATCGCCGACCTGCGTATTGTGTTTGGAAATGAATGACGCTAGCACTGTCCGAATGCCTACCATTTTGTATTCAACATACGGCTGAACGCTGTCATACAGCCAACCTAAACGCCCCTCGCAGGTGACAGATTTACAAATCAGCCCTTGTTCGTCCATGCTGTCAGGACATTTCAGCACACGCCCGATAAAAACGTCTTTGCCTGTGCTATCGTCCGTGACAGTGACTGATGTTGTCAGTGGTTTCAGTTTGTTGTATCCTGCATTGTCGGGGTATATGGTAAACGTAAAACTGTCAACGGCATTGACAGCCTTGACGATTTTTCCACCTGAAATGCGGTCAAGGTTATCGCTATGTATCGTGGTTTTTTCAGTACCATTTGTGATAGTGACAGTGTGCATTTATAAAACCTCCTCATGCAGATCCAGTGTGAGCGACCCGAAGCCATACGCTGACAAAGTATTCAACCCAGGCTGTAAAATCAATTCGTCCATATCGAATGGTTTTTCTGTCGGTCTGTATACCTTTTCGGATATATCAACGTTGTTATTTTGAAAATACGTGAATCCCACCTTGTCGGTATCATCAGCAGACCGCCTATATATCAGACGTGGTTTTATCGGCACGTCTGAATACAAATAGATTCTCAGAACACCCATAGGGGCGTGTGGAGCCATTTTAATAGCCGTCAGTGTCATGTTCGTAAGATTTAGACAGTCATTTTCAAAACTGAAATCGTCAAAACCCTTGTCTGAAAAATCGTCAGATATCTTATACGGCTGTGCCTTGAAAGTTGCTGTTACCTCAACATGATACCCCTTTTCACTTTCGGCACAGCTAATCGCTCTTGTCTTATAATGGTAAATTTCGGCATCGTCATATAGGTCACATTCGCCAGCCGACAAAATCCAGTTTTCAAAATCTGCCACCGTTTTCCGCAGGGCGGTTTTCGGACAGTCCATAAATACGAATTTGTATGTCAGTGTTCGTGTATCATAGGTAGGTTTACCGCCATTCTGATATGTGAAACATATGTCGCCATTGCGGTATGGTATAGTAGCCGATATATCCCTGATGTTTGGCGGCGGTGTACTGCGTGATGTCAGCAACGCTCCAAAATCGGTATAGGAATTTTTACCATTTATCGTTATACTAGACATTTTCAGCCGCCCTCCTAGCATTCAGATTGATTTTTTCAGCCATAGCAACGTCCATGTATGGCGCTGTTACTGTGGCAAAACGTTTTCCGTCAATGTTCATAACCACTGTCAAATCACCGCTCTTGCCGTTTGACGTCGTGCTGTCGGCTTCGGTTGATATTTTGTCAGCAGTTTTTCTTGCGTTCTGTCTGCCTATCATGACAGGATCCATTTCAGCCGATACGCCTGCAACGCTGTCAACGATAGCCTGTGCCTCGTTCACTGGTTCGTCCGCAGTGTCTTCCATACCGACAGCGATACCAGACGGCAGATACTGACCGACCTTTTTCGCCATAACCCTTGAAGGCGAATGAATGTCGAAAAAATCACAGAATCCGTCTATAATGGCACTTCCAACATCTTCAACAACGCTCCAGATTCCACTGACTGCGGAAACTAAACCGTTCAAAATGCCTTTGAGAATATTTGCGCCCAAGTCCAGCCAATCAACTTCCTTGAAGCCGTCTATGATAGCGCTGATTATATCAGGCAGTGCGTCTATGATAGCAGGAATTGCAGTCGGCAACCCCTGTGCTAATGCAACAATCAATTCCATACCAGCCTTGACTAGCACAGGCAGATTTTCTGTCAACGAATCTGTTATAACAGGTATCAACGCTATTATTGCGTTTATCAAATCGGGCGTGCATTTAGTTAGACCTGTTATCAATCCTGTTAGCAATTGGAAACCGCCCTCAATGATTGCAGGAAGATTTTCAATCAGCGTGTCAGTTATTTGTTTTATTAAACTAGGCAACATTGGCATTAACTGTCCGATAACGTCATTTAGTCCGTCAATCAGACCCAAAAACAGTGTGATTGCACCCTGCACCAGTTCAGGCACTAGCGTAGGGATAGTTGAAACCAACGCATTTATCAACCCGAAAAAGCCGTTAAGCAGTGACGGCAAAATTGAGTTGATTAGTGACGGCGCAGATTGTGCCAACGATTGAATGATAGATGTTAGAACTGTAGTTGCCGCTGTGATTAGTGTAGGTGCATTTTCGGCAAGCGTTTCTGACGCAGAACTGAACAGCCCAGATATAACAACAGGAATTTGTTCGGTCAAGCCGTCAAGACCGCCACTGTCATATGCGTCTAGCAAACTAGAAACGCCGTCAAACAGTTTGGTAAAACCGCCCGACAATTTCTGAACAGCTGGCAACGATTTTGTCAGAAAATCTGCTGCCATTCCCTTTGCACCTGCCATAACAGGTGTGAACGCAGTTCCCAAAGACGCAAGGGCGTCCTGCAATTCAAAACTTGCACGTTCATAGTCCAGCGTTGATTTATTTGCTGATTGGTATTCGTCATTGATTTCCGACAGACCCGAATTTGCCAGCCAATCAAGGGCATACTGCTGACGTTCTGCTTCTGACGTGCAATTCTGTAGACCCGCATTAAAATCATCAACGCTATCACCCATACGCCCGATAAGCTCTGAAAACTGACCTGTCGCAGCACCTGTAGCAAGGGTCTCCTGCAAGCTGTCCGAAAGGCTCTCGATTTTCAAGGTATCAGGGAATTTTTCAACCGCTCCGCTGAGTGCGTTTATAGCAGGCGTCATTTGTTCATCGCTGAAACCAACAGCCATAAGGTTTGACAACGCTTCAATGCTTGAATCGGACTCGCCTGTGATAGCCACCAAATCTTGCATTTTTGATTTCATAAAATCAAAATTATTGCCGCTGGTTTCGGCGTTTGTTTTCAGCTTGGTCATATCGCTGTTCCACTCACGGCTGGTCTCAACGTTTGCCGCAAGTGCCGTTGTTACAGCTGCAAGACCAACACCTATGGTCTGTGTGTATTTCTTGAACCCGTCAGCCGCCTTGCCTATCATAGCCGTGTCTATCTTGCCTAGCGTTGCCGTGAACTTTACGGCTTTGCTTGCCGCACCGCCTATGGCAGAACCGACTTTTTCAACTTTTTTTATGACAGGCTCAACCTTGTCTTTGGCTTTTTTGAATGCCGTGCCGATAGCATTGACATTTTTCTTTTCGTCTTTCAGGCTTGACAGCTTCGACTTCGTTGTTTCCAATTCTCGCTGAAACGCGCGATACTGTCCTGCGTCTATCTCGCCCTTTTTATACTGTGCTGTGACCTGCGATTGCGCTTCTTTCAGCACGTCCAACTTTGACTTTGTCTCTTTGATACTGTCCTTTAACAGGTCTTGCTTTTGCTTGACCAGCGTGACGTTATTCGGGTCTAGTTTCAGGGCTTTATCGACCGCTTTCAGCTCGCTCTCCAGCTCACGGCTCTTTTTGTTTGTTTCTTTCAGCGCCTTGTCAAGACCTGTGGTGTCACCGCCTATCTTGATAGTAATGCCCTTAATGCTACTTTTTGCCACCTATCATTACCCCCTTTCCAAAATTTTCTCGCAAAGCCTGTCGGTCAGGCTTCGTCAGGGTAAGCCTATATGCGTTATCTAGGTACTCCTGACCGCTCTCGCTCTGCCTGAGCCGTGCGATAAAAGCGTCACGACGTATCAGCAGATAGTCATAGTAGTCCATATCATCAACATCATATAGCGATATACCCATATAGTCCGCAACCAGTTTTTCCCACGTTGAGGAAATCTCATATTTCTCCCCCTCCCTATCCTGCGGTGGATAGTAGGGGAGTGCTAGTTTTTTGAATTTTTGATTTCTAGCAGATAGTCGATATATGTGCGGTAGAACATCTGAATGTCATAGATGTCCCAATCAGCTAGTGTTTCAGCCGTTATTGGTATCTTTGCGATGTTGTGTGACATCAACCTTGCACACATTTCGATTGCTTCGTCCAGCTTGTTGCCGCCTAACTTTGCAGATATTTCCCCGAACGCTTCAATCTCACCCTTTGTGGGCGGCATAACAAATATCGTGGTATGCTTTTCGTCAGCCAGCTCAATGCGCAGGCTAGGTTTTTGCATTTTATTGAAATTCAACGTCTTTGGCATTTTATACACCTCCAAAAAAACAGCCCACTGAAAAATTCAGTAGGCTGTGTATTTGTGTTGCTTATATGGCACTTATCGACTTGTCTTCTTCGATATAGGTAATCAGCGTTCCCTCGCTGTCGCTTGGCAGTGCTTTGAACTCTGCGTCGATAACGCTTTCCTTGTCCTTTGCGAACGCCAGTTCGATGCCGCTCTGGTTGTTGCCCACGATCATAACCCATATATCTCCGTCAACTGCGTCAACGTGGTGGAAACACAAAACATATCTCTTGCGACGCATATTCTTCAGACCGCCAATCTTGACAGTTCTACGTTTCTTGCTGGTATCTTCTGTAACCCTTGCAGTATCGCAGAGAACGTCAAGCGTGTTGCCGTTGAATACCATAATGCCAGTTTTCAGTGTAGCTTCTTCCTCTGTGATGATTGTCTTCTGGTGTGTGCCGTCATCATCACTTGCGGTGTAGAATGTAGGTTTATATGACAGGGTTGCGCCACCCTGGATATAGCCCAGCACATTGGCTTCGGTGCAGATAGTATCAACATCTGGCACTGTTTCACCGCTGAAATCCTGATAGTAGATATAACCGCTTCCAAGAATGATATTGCTTGGGGCTTTCTTTGTTTCAGCCATTTTAATTCCTCCTTTTTAAATTTGTGATTTATGTACGAATAATTTTTCAATAGATTTTGGACGTTTGTTATTACTATTTAACGTCCTTAAAATTTCTTTTTGCCAAACGCAAACAAAATCGTCAGGTGCTTGCAATTCCGAAATAAACACTGTGTTCTTCTCGCTGATTTTTCTCATGTATTTCCAAAATTCAGAACTGTCAAATTCGCCTGTTGAATAGCCTGTAACGCCAACATATGGTGGGTCAGCGTATACTATAGATCCGTCAGGAATGTCAACACTGCGATAATCGGTACAGGTAAATTTTGCTGTTTTAAGATTTTCAATATCTCGCATTATAGCATTCCTACCTTGTTTGGCATAGTTGTCACCCTTTTTGTTTCGGGCATAGCCGCCAAACCATTTCGCACCAAACGAACACCCAAAGCCCACAAAACCTGTCAACGCCTTATCCTCGTCCTTATGCTCACGAATATATCTATATTGTTCTTCTGATATATTTTCGGGCAAGTCATAGCCGTTTTGTAATGCCTGATACATAGCTATCAGATATAGGTGCAGGTCATTGCATATAACATTTTCAAAATGTGGTGCTAATTTCGTTTCGATTGCACAGCCGCCGCAGAACAAACTTACAAACGTCTTAGCATTTTCCTTTTTTTGTAAAATAAGTTCTGAGATAGGTTTTGCAATTTTGCATTTGCCGCCTAAATATTGCATTGTTTCTTCCTTTACTTCAAATAATTGATAAATGAATATCTTATCTGATACTCCTTGCTGTCCTCTATCCAGCTTTCAGACTTTTCCAAGTCAAAATCTGCAAACTGTTTTTCAACAGCCGTTTCTAGTTCAACGTCGATTTTTCTAGTGTACAATTCAATGACTATCGTCTGCTCTCGCAGGCTTGCGGGGTGCATATCGTCTCCGCTGTCTATGGTGCTTTCACGATAAAACACGCAGTAGGGCGTTTTCATTTCATCACGTGATGAATAGTATGCGACTTTGTCTTTCAGTTCGTCGATAGCCGTTAATCGTGAACGTATGTCAGCCAATGTCAAACTCATTTCTTCAACCTCGTTTCTATCAACTCAGGCAGCGTCTTTTGTGCATATTCCTCAACTGGTTTGATATGCACAAATGCCTTTACTCTGCCCTTGCCGCCTTTCTTTGCGTGACCGTGCTCCAGCAAATGTGTCAAATAATAGTATTTTTTATTGCGCACCACAACACGCTTGTTGCCCGACTTAGCGTATACTGTTTCGGCTTTCCAGCTTTCGGCATACTTTCCTGTTCGGCGTGGTGATGTGGTTTTCAACTTTTCAACACACTGGTCTGCAACCTCGTCGATACAGCCGTCAACTATCTTTGCGGTTTCTTCGCTGTATTCTTTCAGGTCATCAGCGACCTGTTTCGCCAGCTTGCTGACATCAATCTCAACCGACTTCATCAGTTATCACCGCCAAAACGTTCAGCCGTCAGTTCAATGGCTGTTCCTGCTACATATGTGCGTATGATACGATATTCCCGACCGTTGTAGAATAACATATCCTCGTCATCATAGTCATAGTAATCTGCCATTTTGATTTTCAAAGTGGGTTGAAACCCTGCCTGTGCGGCACTGTAAAATTCAGAACGTGAAATTGATGATACCTGACAGAACACTTCTTTGGCATTCTCCCAGTCAACGACCTTTTCTTGATTTCCTATCTCGTCTGAAACTATCTTTGCTTTGGCGATTTTTACAACATCATTAAACATTGTTAAATCCCCTCCGTGTAGTCCTCGTTCAGACTTAGTGCGTCTCGCAAACGCTCGTAATTCTTGCGGAAATCTTCTCCCTTGCCGTTGAAATCATACTGCCATTTGACATAGTTTTCGATAGCCTTTTTCAGAATTGCGCTGCAATCGTCAGCGTCAAAGGGAACGAACACGCCCACACGCTTCAAGTCCTCCATGCAGGCGTCCACGTTTGACATAATGTCGCTATCTAGCTTGTTATGCGATATCCTCAGCGAATTTTTCAAACTTTCTAGCATTCGTTATGCCCCCTTTATCATCATGATTACTTGCTTTTCTTGGTGAGTGTTACAAGGCTGTTCTTGTCGACGACCTTGCCGTCTACCAGCATAACAGCCTTTGTTACCTGGTCTTCAGTGTCATTATCCTCATATCTCTTGACTGTCATGGCAAGATTTGTGTTGAGGATATAGTCCTCAGGGCGGAAGAAGAATGCCACGATGGTATCAGCCGATACAGCGTCCGCATAAGCGTCGATATCATCTGAGAACACAACAGGTGTGCCCAGAACCGATGGCTGCATATCTCCATTAAGACCATAGTTGACCCTAGCGATAGGCTGTCCGTTTGTGTCTGTCAGTGCCTGGATATCGCAGAATGTTGCATAGTTCATGAACATCTTAACGCCTGCTCTGTACCCTGACGGAATTTTCTTTTTCATATCCCACAGGGTTTTGTATGTAATACCGCTTGCCAGTGCAACGTCCACGTTCTGACCGCTGACAACAGTTTCCTTTGTGATACCCTTTGGCTTGCCTGAGCCGTCACCTTTGATGATTGCTGTTTCGATAGCAGCGATCATTGCGTCGGCTACCTGATTAGCAAATGTTGTCTCAAAGAAGTCGAGTGATACCACAGAAACTTCGAGTGACATGGAGATAGCACATCTCAGCTTGTAATAGCTGAATGTGATTGAGCCTGTAGTCTTCTTCTGTGTGTCAGAACTTGCGCCCTCAGCGACCCATGTTGCAACAGGCTTGGCGCTTGAAGTAGGGATTGTCACGCCACCCTTGATATTTGTCTTTGTAACAAGGGCATAGATCTGGCCGTGTTCCTCCAACTTTTCAACGATTCGTTGCATAGTTGTGGACGGAATAACAGCCGCAACGTCAGTGGTCTTTGTGCTCTGTGCCTCGTTCGCAAACTTTGCAGGAATTGGTGTGCCCTCGAGAACATTGTGCATAAACGCAGTTCTGTATTCGATGCTGTCATAGATGTTTGATGTGTGTGTGATCGCATTCTCGTTCATCTTGTTTTCATTCCTTTCAATGATATTTTTCATAGTATCTGACGCATGGTCTTTTGTCATAGCGTTCAGATTTGCCTGTGTCTTTGCCGCTTTTTCAGCGTCATTCATCAGCTTTTCAGCTTCCTCGAAATTGCCCTCGTCAATGAGAGCCTGAGCCTTGTCAAGCATTTCCTGTCTTGTCATTTTTATAACCCTCCTTTAGTTTGTCAAGCCTTGCCTGCGCCGTTATCTTTTTGTCAGCACGCTCAGCTTTCATCTTTTCGATTACGTTCTGTGGTATGATATCGCAGTAGGCCGCCACAAGCTGTGACTTGGCGTTCTTGTTTCCTGCGATTTCGTCTATCAATCCCAGTCCGACCGCTTCATCAGCCGTCAACCATGTTTCCTTGTCCATGATTTCTAACGCCTTTTCTTTTGCCATGCCCGATTTTGTTATGTAGGCATTTGCAATGGTTTCATTGGCTTTTTGCAGGATTTCTGACATTTTGTCCATGTCATGGTAATCACCTCTTGTCGCTGATGATACGTTGTGCACCATAATTTGTGCCGTCGGTGATATATCTGACTTGCCTGCACACGCTATCACGCTTGCCGCACTTGCCGCAAGACCGACAACGTGTATTTTGACGTCGCCTGAATATTCACGGATTGCCGAATAGATTTCGGACGCTGCAAAAATATCACCACCGCCAGAATTGATGTAAACTTCCAACGGCTCGCCTTTTTCAGCCGCAGCAGTTATACCCTTTGAAACCTTTGCAGGAGAAGTGGCGTCAATGTCGAAAAGGTCATAGATCCACTGGTCATCATTCGGAATGATAGTACCTTTGACGTTAATTTTCATCATTTTCACCTCCCTCGCCGCTGTCTATCTTTGCCGTGTCTAGTCTGACATAGTATTGATCGCCCGAAGGAATGTCAGCCAGATTGAACACGCTTCGGATTTCGTTTGCGTTCATAATGCCTCTGTCGAAAAACTGCACCAGATTCAGCTTGGTTGACATTGACGCAGTGCTCAGATTGAACGCTTCAAAAACTATCTTGTTTCCATATCCTCTTTCGATACGGCTGAATAGTTTTCGGGTAAATTCGCCAGCCAGTTCCATTACTACTGGTTCTATCTCCGATTCGTAATAGGCGTTGTATTGGTCTTCGGTGTAGTTCGATTGCACGATATTTGCATTTGTATTGAACAACGAATAAATTCTCTGCGTGGTTTTTTCCATGACCGACGAATTTGGAACGTAATCCTTTGCGTCAACTTGCTTTGCGTCTGCCTTGCTGTCGACCGCCGCAACACCTGTGCCGTTCTGAACGCTCATGAACTGCTCACTGAATTCTTGCGCCTGTTTCTTCAAATCCTCAGGGCGCAAGGAACTGGTGAACTTCAACAGCCAGCGAATAATCGACGAATTCTTGATAGCCTTGACAATGCCCTGATCTGTAGTTGTTACGATTTCCATTAGTGGTGTGAGCGTTTCACTCAGCCGTTCTCCAAAAATATCGTCTTTGTAAAAATCACTACGCAGATGAATGATATCTGCATATGGAAACGTATATCTTTGTCCATTGAAAAATGTGAATTTCAAATATAAATCGTTGCCGATATATACACACTCTGCGCTGTCTGCAGGGATAGGATATAGTTCAGTAGGATAGCCGTTGCCGTCACGGATAATCAGGATAAATGCGTTGTTGTTCAAACACAACTGCGTTGCGACTTTTTCCAACATTTTCTGCATTGTCATGAATTCATTTGGCTCTTCCAGCAACATTCGCATATATGGTTCAGGGTTTATCTCGATACTGCCGTCACCATTTCGGCTATATGATTTTCTGATATGCTTTGCGGTCAGTTTCCCGATAGCCTTGACCTTTGGGCGAATGCAGGCACGCACCAAGTCTGAATGATAAACGTTGCCGTCCCAGCTATAATAGCCGTTGCCGATTTCCGTCATCATCTTATATCGGGTCACTACCTGTGACCTGTTTTTAAAACGATTTATCAGACCCATTTTCTCACCCCTTTCATATCAAACTCTCAAATTCTTCCTGTCGATTATAATAGACCACATATGCGTCTAGCAACGCTGCAAGTCCGTCTATTCTCTGCGTTCGGTCAGATTTCTTACACGGCTGAATGTTGCCGTTGACATCTGTCTTGACAGCCGTATTCAAAAAACACCATTTGTCGATCGGGTTGTTGCCGTAAACAATGTTGTGTCGCTGAAATTCAGCTTTCAGGTTCTTCATCGGGTCAGACAACGTGATAACGCCCTGACGCACAGGTACTAAAACGCCCTTGCCAAACTCTTCTTCAAACGCTTTTATCAGTTCGTCCGAAACGTGCCAAGGGTCATAGCCAATAGCCAACGGATAGATGTCTTCTTTGTCTCTCAACTCCAAAAACCAGTCTAGGATAACACGCTTGTTGACCTTGTTTCCCTCACACGTCCTCAGCAGACCTTGCGATTTCCACAGTTCATATGGCACACTATCTCGCCCACGTCTGTCGCCCTTTTCAGCGTCAGCGTCAAGAACGGCTTGCGGTATCCAGTACATAGATTTTATATACAACCTATCATCATCAGGCTTTTTGCAGATAGCCTTTGCGGCATTCAGGTCTATATAATCAGCAGCGTCAAAACCGCCAATGAAATATCTGAACGGATAGTCCACGACAGTTTCTTCATTGTTCAGCTCGTCCCATCTCAGCCAGCCGCTTTCGGTATTTTGCGGAAGGTTGAAATCCTTGACCATAACTGTTGCCTTGAAACTAGGATCATCTTTGGCTTTTTGCACCATTTGGCGCAGATAGTCGGTTGATTTTATCGTGCCCAGCCCAGGGTTTGCTTTTATCCAACATTCTTCCTTGTCCCATTCGTCGGGACTATCCAACTCATAGATAAACGGCAGAAACCTGTTATTATTTTCCGTCAGCCGTCCATATAGCAAATTATTTGCATACTCGTATTGGGCGTCAAAAATGCCGCCACGGACGAAGCCGTTTGTTGTAATGCAAAATAAAATGGGCTGCTGTCTAGCGCCCATTGCTTGTTTTATCAAATCATATAGATCTCGATTTTTAATCGCCGCCAATTCGTCGATAACACCGCAGTGAACGTCCAAACCGTCAAGGCTGTTTGAGTTGCTCGCAAGGGCTTTTATAAATCCCATGTTCAATGGGAAGTACAAATCGGCTGCACGTTTGCGAATATGCTTGCTCAGCAATGGCGATTGTTTTATCATTTTATAGCAGGCGTTGAAACCTAGCTTTGCCTGGTCTAGCATTGTGGCGATGTTATATATCTGCGGTGAACCCTCTCCGTCATTGACCAGCATATCATTTTCGACCGCCGCAGTTTCCGTTGTCTTGCCGTTCTTTCGACCTTCGATTATCAGGCATTCGTTATACTGGCGTAGGTTGTTATCGTCAACAAAACCGAATAATGCTTGCAATCTCGCTTTTTGAAAAAGTTCTAACTTCAACGGCTGACCTAGTTTTCCAGACGGCTGCTTACAGAATTTTTCTATAAAATCCGTGTGTCGTGTTGCAATAGCTTCGTCAAAATGAAATTCATCAGGGCTTGCAAATCTGTTCAGCAGCATTTCCGAAACCTTTTTCATTTTTTCACACGCAACGATATTTCCGTCATAAATGCCAGTAAAATATTTTTCAAATTCCGTCAACGCTTTGCACCGCCTAGAAATTCCAACAGCTCGTCGCCCTCAGATTTTTGCAGGCTGTCAAGGATAATATCTTCAACTGTCTTAGCCATTGCATTGTACTTTCCAATCAGTGCTGCATACGCTTTACTTGCTGGGTGCTCTGTCTTGACAGTAAAACCATTGCCGTTTGTTGCTTCGATGATTGCGCCCTCTGCTTTTATCTTTTTCTGATATTCACTAAGCAGATCCTCCATGTACTCCAGCTGATCTAATAGCTTTATGCCCAGTTCTCTTTTAGCTGGTTCACAACTATCCACGGCTTTTCGCAGCTCGCTCAAATTCTTTTTGGTTTTTGCCATTGTCAGATTACACCCCCTTATGCGATTTTATCGTGCGTAAAAAATGACCTTTGCCCCCTCGGTATCTTAGGAAAAATTTCATTCCAAATTTGAGGGGGGTACAGGCATACCCGATGCGTCAAATTCACATTTTGTTAATTTTTTAGGCGATTTTTGGTAGAAATGACCCTCGAAGTTATCATGACATTTTTTGCATACGAATTCGAGGTTAGCATGATTTAATGATACCTCAGGGTCACGAATGTTCGCTGGTGTCAGCAATGTTCGGTGATGAACGATATATCCAGCACGTTCATGACATTCTTCGCAAAGACCGCCGTCGATTAATATGCGTTTGTCGATGTAAGATTGGCGACACTTCTTCCATGCCGCTGAGCGGTAAAAGGAATATGCAAAGTCTTTCATAGTGCCGCCCCCATAAAATAAAAATGCCACACATGGGACACATTGCTAAGAGGTGTGTGTGGCTGATTGGTATCGGCGTCAACATCATCGCAGTATCGACCGATATATCCGCCATAGCTAATGCCATAGCGGAATCAGGAGATCTAAAACAAAAGAAGTAAAAAACATGGAGCAGGTTAAGTGATGGCGCACCGCCCCTGCACATTGCCTGAGGGCTAGCCACTCAGGCGTAAAAATGGGGTTGGCTTTTATTGAGGAGATAACCAACTGACCTTTTCACCCTATCGGGCTATTATACAGTATAGCAGATTAATAGCTGCATTTCACTGCATTTCACTGCACTCTTTCGGAACGATGATATGTTTCAGGGCTTCGCCGTGAATTTTATAAATCGTGCGTTCTGAGTAGTTCATATAGTCAGTGATCCCCATTATATATTCACCATTTTCTTTGTTGAATTTTCCAACCCAGCGTTGATAGAAAAGATACCGCCGTTCAAGAACCTCTCGCTGGTCTGCGTCTGCCACTGCGTCAATGGACTTTTCGATTTGCAAACGTTTGTCAATCAGTATCAGCGCCAGTTCCTGCTGTCTGCGTTCGTATTCTGCTATGCGTTCTATGGTGCTTGACATCTTGTCACCATTGCAACTACCATGACTAGCACCTGTGTTTTCGTATGATATGCCAGCGTATTCTAGCTGTGATCGCAGTTTTTTGACCTTGTTTTCGATGATTTTCACACGCCGTTCAATTTTATAGGCGTTCTGCAAATATTCTTTTGCTGTCATTTCAACCGCCTTTCTTCACCCTGTCGGTCATTTCCGTTGATATCAGTTTCGACAGGTCAATGCCGTATGTCTCTTTCAGATAGCTGGCGTTGTTATCGTTATCGAATTCAGCCGTGTCCATGATGTCAAACGTGCTATTCACTGCGTCGATAAATGCACGCAGGCGTTTGCCTTTCCAGCCGTACCACTTATCCAGCGTCCACAAAACAGTCGCCATTATCTGTTCTGTGATATCCTGCATTATCTCGCCTTGCAGTTCGCTATATCTTTTTTGCATTTCCTTTGCGACCTCTTTTTTGATGTCGCTTTGTCTGACGATGTTTGTTCGTGCTTTCACTCAGAATCACCCTCTTCATGCATATACTCTTTAAAGATTTCATCCGTGAATCTTATTTTGTAAGGGAAAACTGCCATTATCGACCCATTAGCGTCCTCTACGATACCTATGGTTTCATTCCGACCTATGCCCCACATATGAAATAACATCTTTTCGCCATTTACAAGGCAAGGTCTTAACGGGAAATTAACGTTAAGTTGCATATCTCTCAATCGTCAAATCCCTCCATTTTTGCACCACAAAAGGCGCAGTAATCAGGCGTTTCATCATTATCATAGCCGCAAATGCTACACTCATAATCCGCCAGGCGATAAAAACCGCTTTGTTTCTGACTTTTCCAATATCCGTGCTTGACCTCCTGCACGTCTGCAGTAGGTTGTTCGTTGATTATATCAGCGATACTGCTGTTGTCACCCAGAATGCCTGTTATGCCCTTTTCGTATATCGGCATACACGCCGCTGATAATTCGTTAATCAGATTGTCTGCGTCAATGTATCTTGCCATATGTTATACCTCCTAAAAAGTTACTGTCACATTCAGCACTGCCGCTGCTAACCAGTAGACAGCTTTTTTGTAGTCCTTTTGCACGACGTATATAATCGCCGCTCCCACGTCCAGCAAAATCAGCAGAAGTGGGAAAATGTATTCGGGTTTGATTTTAACCATGTTAATCCTCCTCGGTTCCCCATTGTTCAGCCATTGCTTGTGCTATGCCTGAAAATGTTTTGGATTTTGTCTTGCTGTCACGAAACGGCATTCCACAGTTTGTGCGTGCAGTGCCGTCTGCCCTTTTGCTACCGCCGTGCTGCCCCTGCGTTGCTAAGATATGTGCACGGTGGGTGAGCTATCAGCAAATCCCATTTGCCAATCGTGTGTGCCTGTCCGTCGCAAGTTGTGAAGTTTGCATTGCCGTTGATAACAGCCAGAACGTCTCCTAAGATATGCCATTCAGGGTGACCGCCTGAACACATCTGAATGTCGCAGCTGTACGCCTCGTGACCTTTCGCACGAAATGCCTTACAGACCTCTTGTGACTCTTCGCACGCTATTAATACCTTCATGCTATCCCTCCTCAATATCCAACAAACTAAGCTGGTTATTTTTCATATCAAATACTCTGTCACGCCATTCAACGCCGATATAGTCAAGAACTCTTCCCCAGCCGTACTTTGTGCCGTCAGCATCTTCACAACACTTGTTCATCCAGAAATCCCACTCTTTTTCATTTCTTTCACGAAGCCTGTCAAATCGGTGAGGGCGCTGTTCCATATGTATGCCGAAACCGCACATTGAGCAGCCTGTACGCTGAGCCTTTGTTGTGCAAAGCTTTCCGTCAAAGTCACGTTTTATCTCGCCATAGATTGTAGGCACAGGCACATTCAGGTCAAGTGCAAGTTGTAGCAAGTCCTGCCTTGTAAATATGGCAAATGGCGCTGAACGTATCGTGCTTTTGCCAAAGTAATTGCAGCCGTTAAGCATTAGCGATTTTTCACGTCTGCCACCCTCACTTGCCATAAGTCCTAAGAACGGCACACTCTTGTGTTGCTTTGCCCAATCATCACACGGCTTTTCTTTCATCCAGAAACAGCATTGTGATGATACCTTAAACGGCGGTATCTTGTAGTCAACGCCCTCGTTTTCATTTTCGTAACCGCCAAACAGTTCAAGCCAGCGCTGAGAAAGCTGCATTCTTGTATGCTTGCGAAAACCGCCATACTCTCCCGTTTCACCCGTTATGATAGCGTGACGAACTGTCTTGTTCTTGTCCGTAGGGTGTGCAAGCAGTTCTATTTTTGCGGCTGTTTCTTTTGATAGTACAGGAAAACCATATTCCCGTATGATATCTATTTTTGACTTGTATGGGCTTAACTTTATCACACCAAGTTGCTCGTGTATCTGCTGAATAGATTTGTCTTCAAGACTAGATACCGATACACCTGGAACATAACTGAAACCACAGTAATCATGTATAAATTTCAAAAGCGTTATGCTGTCAAGTCCGCCTACCGATATGTGCGTATTCAGATTTCTTTTGTCACATTCACGAATGAACTCCCTTACTCTGACCTCAGCGTATTTGACCTTGAACTCATACGGCATTTTCTGCTTAGTTTGGAAAGCTGCTATCTTCTGTTCATTGTCTTTGGTACGCTCCTCATAGCTTTTCACTTTTATCCCTCCTCAAACTCAGGGCACTCAGTCACAGTATACGAATGCAACGTGCCTTTCTGCCCTTCGTAAACCCTATGACCGCGCGTCTTCCAACCGGCAACAGGTTGTCTGTCCATCGACCAGCTGCACCCTGTTATCTGTTCACCTGTCAGCTTGTCACTCTTTGGCACTGCGTGTTTGCAGTACCAACAAAGCGTCGTAGCAGCACTGCATTTCACAGCCTCTATCTTGTCCTTGAACACTTCGCAGATAGTGTGCTGATAGTTGACTACTCTCGGGCAAAGTCCCTGTCTCACACCATATTTACACAGCCCATATTTTCCGTTCTTTCTGCCGCAGTTGTCAGGTGACTTCTCGAAATATTTGCAGCTGGTGCAGAATTTATTGTTACCCATGCTCTTCGTCCTCCTCATACGGACCTAGCCCTGACAGCACATCGAACATATGCTTGATAAATTCTATCAGCTCTTCACGGCTTTTCTTTTCAAATTCCGCATAAGGTCTGATGAATTTTTCCATTTCACGCATAACACGTACACTGTCATTGAATGCCGCTATCACGTTTTCGTTAGGTTCGCTCCGCTTTATCTGCTTGTCCAGTTTCTGTGTCAAGGCGCTCTTGGCTTTTGCTGCCTGCTCTGCAGGAATGTTGTTCAGTGTGGCGGTTTTGTACAGATAGTACATAGCCAGCCAATATATCTCATCAAAAATATTGCTATCGTTCGGTAGTTCTTCACCACGATATGCTAGCTTGTCAATCTCTGTTCTTTCCATTTGTACACCTCGTCAGCAAGCCCCACAAAGGCTTTTTGCATTTTTTGTTTCGCCGTTCAGGATGTCACAAACCTTTTGTGCGATTTCTGTTGTTGGAAAATAAACGCATGGTTTTCTATCCACAGCAAGACAACCACCAACATAGTATGTACTGTCTTTCGTACCATAAAAAACGTAGTATTTTCTTGCATTGTCCTGCCAATCAGGTACATAGTCAGGACAATAGGTATCGTGTAACCTTTCCAGTTTCAGTAAAAGGTTGATTTTATCAGCAACTTCTTCGGCACGTTTTCTTGTGTGGAAATAGTTGTTGTTTTCAAAAGATGCTTTATCCAAAAAATGATCTGTTTCTAGTGTGTAGACAGCTCCAAAACGAGCCGTATTGAATTTACCTATGCAGTAGTATTCCTGTCCGTTTCCAACTCGCTTGAACTCTGGCTCTTCCTCGACCTTTGGAATTTCAATTCCTTTCAATCTTGCATAGGCGATAGCAACACCTGTGTCATAGTCAAATGTATCTTGTGGGTAACATTTTGCAATAGCGGATTTAACGGCTGTTGTGTCATAAACAATAACCACGTCACTGCAACCACTGTACGCAATCGCCTGCTTATCTTTTTGAAAATCTCTGTATGTCTTTTTGACCCACTGTTTAAATTCTTTCTTGTTCATTTTTTATTCCTCCTCATTTTTTTAGAACGGCGGCAAATCTTCGTCCTCAGCCGTGTCAACATCTTTGAAGCAGCCGTAGATCCTGCCCCATTCAGCATTGTTACAGCCGATACGTTTACAAATCTGGCTGTAGGCGACCTTGATGTTGTCTGCCACGTTGCCTGTCAATCGGTTTTTTACAATGGCAATTTTGCTTTGAAAATCGTCTTTGTCGTCGTCGCTATTTTTGCTATATGTTAAAACCAAATCAACTCTATTTGTGATGTCGCCCGAACCGCTGACACTATCCGCATTCAGTTCAATGCCGTCGGCGGTTTTGCGTGGGTGCGCTATCAGTATGATAGCTACGTTATATTTAACCGCTATGTATTTAACGGCGTTTACAAAATCGGACTGCGCCCGATACAATTCTTTGCTGAGGTCAACGTCCAGTGCCGTCATGAGGTTGTCAATTAGTATCAGTTTGACATTAAATCTGCGGATAGCCGTTTCAATCGTACCCAGCAATGATATTTTACCGTCACGCTTGGCATTATCGCCGTCAAGTTTGATTTCAGCCGTCACAGCCGTGTTATCAAATATGTACGCCCTATCATCATACCAGCGGTTGATTTTATCGACCACATCATCAGGAATGTCATAGGTTTCGTCACCATATTCGTTGACCGAACGTATAACATTTTGTTTTCCTGCAATTTGGAGATCCAGCCAGCGTTTGAAATGATAGTCAGGCAATTCACCCGAATAAACAAAAATCGAATACGGATTGCCGTCAAGGTCTGATTGGTCTAACGCATTTGCGATTATCTGTGACGCTAACGTTGATTTACCCTCGCCACGTTTACCCGTAATAACTACCACCTGTCCCATATAGATACCGCCGATATATCGGTCAACATCGTATATGCCAGTTTTGATATGTTCCTGCTTATCCAGATTTACTGCCTTGACCTGCGACAGCTTTTTGACAGCCGTGACAGGTATTTCTTCGGCATTGTTTACGGCATCGCATATCGCTTTACAGCCGTATTTCTGCAGAATTGCATTTGCGTCCTTTTCACCCAAATAGTCTTGCGCCCTGACGACTTTCAGTTTTTTGTGCGGGAATGATGTTGTAAATTGGTCAACCAGTGTTATGTGGCCGTGTTCATGGTCTCCAAAAATCACAATTTCGTCGAAGCTGTCCACAAAATCATAACAGAACGGCACCCAGGTCTTATTGCTCTGACCACCTGGCACTGATACCGCATTATCTATCTGACAATCTGCCACCGACAGACTATCGATTTGCCCCTCTGTGACTATCAGCCTATCATGCTTTTCTGTACATCGGTTCATGCCGAACAGTATCGGTTTTGTGTTCTTTTCAAACCACTCTTTTTGATTGTCTCTGCCTTTGACAAAATCTGTCTTGCGATACTTGACAGACGTCAACACGTTATTTTCATCAAAAAACGGAAACATCAGCAAATTGTCACGTTTATCACCGACAGTGATGTTGTATTTCCGTGTGGTGATCTCCGAAATTCCCCTCGACCGCAGGTATTCAACTGCCTTGTCACGGGTGACTATTTTCACAGGCGGTAGCGTGCGGTATTTCTTTTTCTGTTCATCGTCAAATTCTAGCGGATAGTTAAAATCTCTTGCGAGCTGCACGAAATGACCTGTCATGCCGCAACTGCTTCTGAAGCACTTGAACGCGCCTGTGTCAAGATTTACAGAAAATGTGTCTTTGTCATGACCGCCCCCATTGCAGTACGGACAGTATTTGAAATACAGTTCACGTCCCTTGCGGTGCGTTTCTGCGTTCAGTGCCACAGCCAGACCGACCACATCATCATCACGCATTGTATATCCCATGTTTTTTTCACCTCGCTCAAAAATCTGTCCTGCCTGGATTGTCTGTCCGCCTGCCGTTTGTGTGCGCTGCGGGAGCAGCATATATTTGTTTTTCTTTGTTTATCTTTGTTATCTTTGTTATCTTTGTTTCATTGTTGTCGGTTGTTTGTCGATTGCTTGTCACTTGCTTGTCGGTTGTTTGTCGATTTGCTTGTCGCTTGTCCTGATACATATCATAATTTACTATCGTAAATACGCTATATTTGTTAGTTGCTTTGCTTGTCACTTCGTTTGTCGAAATTAGGTGGCGAATTGCAGTTCTTACGTTGCGAACTGACAACCCTGTTTCTTTGGCTAGTGTGCCATAGCTTGCGACCCTCTGCCCTCTGTGAATAGCTTCACCCTTGAAACGCTTTTCTTCATAATTGGCGGTCAAAATTAAATGTTCAAAAACGATGCGTGTCGCAGGGTCTTTGTACCATTCCCAGTTCACTATTTTTCTATGTAAAACTATGAATCCATTTTCTAGCATTTAATCACCGTCCAATTTTTGAAGATAATCTCTCAAAGCGTAGTATAGTATCGCCTTTATCAGTGTGCCGCTTTCCTGCTTCCGACACGCTATGATCGTGATGTTATATCGTGCCTGCCATGAACAGAACGTTGCCAGTAGTGCCTTCGGTGGCATTTTACTGCGATAGTTGTGTAACAGAATATTTTCCCACAATCTATCATCTTCGACCATTAAAAACACTTTTGCATGGTCGTCAACCGACCGCTTGAATTCACGGTCAAAACGCTCTCGCCCTTTCGTGAAATTACCCACGATTTCGTCCAAATTCGCCTTGCGTTCAATGACAACGCTTTGAGCAAGGCTTACAGGCTCGCTGTTAGGTTTTACAGCTTCACATGTATAATCACCATAGTTTAACTTGTGTTGCGTATATGGCGTTTCTGTGGCTTTCAGAGCCTTTTCGATATGCCCCCACTTTTGTTCTCGGCTATCCACGATAACCGAGAACGTTTTAAGTGTGGCGTCAATGTCTATCGGGTGCATTAGAATGGCACTGCGTCATCGCCTACGTTGATTTCGACGAAATCTGACAGATTGGCGTTCGGATCAAAACTGTCATTGCTGGCTGTTGACGGCTTGTTTTTCAGCTCTTCACGCTTTGGAATTGTGAAATTGCCACTGCGGATATCGTTTGCAGGCACGAAACGTTTGCACTGCGTAAACCAGCCTGTATTACCGTCTTTTTCCCACTCTTTTTCGTTGAAAAGAGCGCCCACAAGTTTACCCTTCAGGACGTTCTCGTCCCAATCTCTTTCACAGTCGATATGTAGATTAGCATTTGAATTTTCAAACGCCTGTATCTGTGATTTGAAATAACCCAGCGACTTCTTGAACTTGGTTTCATCGCCTGTGTTATGCGGTATGCTCAGGCGCATTGAACCCTTCCACTTCTTGTTCTCCCACTCGTCAGGGGTAGCCTTATACAGCTTGTCGAAAAAGCCCTTGAACTCACCCTCTGCGATGTCAAACTGGATTGCTAGTCTGCTACCCCAGTCAGTGGGTTCAACCTTGACGTTGAGAATTTTTAGCACATATCCACCTGGCTGGAGCTTTGGCAGCTCTGAAAAACTTGTTGCTTCTGCCTGCTTGTAACCTGTAATTCCGATCATTTATTTTTCCTCGCTTTCTGTATTGTTTGGAGTTAAATTCCAATACTCTCTGATTTTGGTGTCTACGAATTTTAAATCATTTTCGATTTCATCGTCAAACATATCTTCGGGCGATTTCGCAGTAGAAATGCCTCTCGACTGCGTGATGAAATAGTGATGATTTTCGTCAGCCGTGCAGAACAGCACGATTGAAAACAGCCCTTCAACTGTCAGCTGATTATCCAACATCTTGCCGATAGTTTTGGCTTTGTACTTGCCCCCGTCGGTTAGTTCGACGTGGTGCAGAAAATACACGATAACGTCTGACGGCAGGTCATTTATAACAAATTCTATCAGCCGTTCAAAACTGACCGCCATATCAGTGAATTTTCCATACCCTAGTTCTTTTGCCTTGTCGAAACTATCGAAGGCCATGAGATACTGGCTATCATCAATGGCAAATGCCTTTGATTTCGATTGAAACATAGCCGCCTTGATAACATCATAACGGCTTTTGCCTTTGTTGGCTTTTACAAGTTTTGCCACTGAAAGCGTCGCAAGGCCATTGTTCTTGAACGGCAGCGGCTTGCCAGCGACGTTAAAAATGCTTATCTCGCCTGGCTTGAAATTTTTGAGGGAACGGCTCTTACCGCTGCCACTTTCACCCTCGATTAGAACTGGTAGTCCCATGTTTTATTCCTCCTCTTTGATTTCTAGTGGGCATTGAGCGCCCACGAATGTGTCTGGTAAAAATACGATTTCGTCAGTCAGATTGCACCGACCAGAACGGCGGCTGAAAAATCTGCAATACTTGCAGGCGGCGTATGTAACACCTTTGTTGTCAACAGGGAACGCGGTTTCAACTACCGCATAGCCCCTGACATATTTCTGCACACCGTTGTCAAAACTAGCACTCATAGCAGGTTCAAATCCTCCTCTTCGTACTCGACCCCTGCCAGTTCGGCAAGGTCATAGATTGAAATATCGTCGTTCTGATTGATTTCTTCAATCAGAATTTCACGAAAGCAGTCTTTGCAGTAGTCCTTGCCCTGGTAGCAGAAAACATTTTCAATTGCAAGGTCTAGTTCGTCCCTGCATTTGTCACATTGGACTACAGTGTAATTGCGGTCTCTGCCACAACATCTGCACCCGTCAGGACAGCCGACACAATCATTAGCCGTGTAACGCATTAAAATCACCGCCCATATATTTGAAAAATGCGATATTTTTGTATATGAAATACGATTCAATTCCGTTTTCCAGCACCTCAGCTCCGACCTCTTTCGCTACGGCATGAATGTCAGGTGGAAATATCTGAACACCCGATATTGCTCCGTCAAACGTCCACACGTCGCCTATCATCATAGGGTAAACGCCTTCGGTAACAGTGCCACATTCTTGCGTTTTTTTCATTTTTAGCTCCGTTAATGCCATGACGACCATATCGTCAAGCCTTTCTTTTACTGTCATGCTTTCGACCTCTCCTTTCCAATATTGCTGGCTCTGCCAGCTTGAAATCTCTGCAGGGGTAGCGCCTGCTACTTTCTAGGCAACTTTTCAGGTGCTTGCAATCCAAACATGAATAGCTAGTCACTTGGCTCACCATCCGGCCTTATCAATGATTTTAACTTTTGACAACTTATTCCCGCATTATATGCAGCTGTACATTGTTTGTCCATAGCAGAAAGCAATCCAGTAATGTCCAACAGCAACTTATTGAATTCCTTGTCAATTAGGCCAACTTTTGCGTGTGAGTCTGTCTGTTTATCAGAATATACAACAACTGGGATTAGCGAAAGTAAATAATTGTCATGTGATAGTTTTTTCCTCCTTGGCCAGCAATATATTGATGTACAGTCACGATAACGTGGCCAAGCATTAACCTCCGTAGGTTTTTCTGGGCCCCAATTTAGTTCATGCTGTTCGCATTCTCGCATAAACGCGTCATAATCTGTCTGTGTCTTTAGGCGAACTTTAAACTTGCCAGATATAAATCCGTCCCAATCAAATGCTGGTTTGGTGGTATTGATTATGTACTCTGCAAAAAAGCGTCTACAACAGGTCCCGGAAAGGGGACAATTCCCACAGTCATTTTCTACACAGCATTCCGCCGCCTTTACGATTTCCTCGTCAGTGATTTTCTTATTCATTCTCAATTTCCTCCCACTCAAAGCGACCTTTGCCGCTGTTACGCCACTGACCGATGCCTCTCAGCCTGCCGTAGTCCAACCACTCTCTTACGGCTGTTTCCATATCGTCTTTCAGAATAACGATAGTAAACTCAACTGTCGCTCCTGCAGGAACTGTCTCAGAGTGTGCCAGTGCGACACGTTCGCCCTGCGGCGTGCTTGCTCTCAACGGTCTCTGACATTCACCCATACCGCCCTTGAATTCGTATGGGATTTTTCGTTCCTCGACGAAGATAAGTCCGTCAATCTCTTTCTTGTACGCCTTGATTTTTGAGCTTGCCGTGCCTGATACCTTTTTCAGAACACCGCAAGCGTCCTTGAAAAGTCCTTTGATTTGATAGTCCCACAGAAATGGTGTGCCGTCTTCCAGTGTCGGGAATACCGTCATAGACTTTTCAACTACCTCAGCCACGCCAAGCGCGGCTATCTCTTCCTCACGGCTCTTTGCATCGGGTGCTTTCGATGCGATGTACTCATCGTGAATTGTGGTTGTTGCGTTTGCCGTTCCCAGAATCTCTTCGGTGAACGTCAACTTTACTTTGATTTTTTTCATGTTTTTGACCTCCGTTACGTTAAATTTATTTTTTCTTGCTTTTCGACGCCATACTGTGCCGAACTACGCCTTTGCTAGTCACTGCAGTTCCTTTGCTAATCACTGCTATGCCCTTGCGTCGCTATGCTTCTCAATGCCTTTGCTAATCAATGCCATTTCTTTGCATGGCACCGCCAATCTGCACCCTGCTATGCCTTTGCCTCTCGTTGCGTGTCAAAACTTCGCCTCGCCTTTGCTTGTCGGAACTTAGCTTTGCCGTTGCCTATCAAAACGGTGCTGTGCATACCTAGCCCTAGCTCCTCACCTCACAGCTTTGCCATTGCTTATCGACGCTATGCCGTTGCTTTGCTGTTCAAATCAACACCTTCACATTTCGCAGTCGTTCACAGGTTCGCTTTGCCGTAGCCAATGCTATTCATAGCAAATCCGTTGCATTGCGAATCTAAACTCTGCCGTCGCTGTTTTCGTCGTGACTGTCATCATCACAGCTACGTTCATGCTCCCATTTGTGTTGGTCTATAATGCAGGCTATGAACAATATCACGGCATAGAAAACTGTCAGTATCACGATTGTTGCGCCGATCATGCAGGCTATAAACATACCCTCTGACACTTTACCACCTACCTTTTGTGGAAATCTCGACCTTGACAACAGGCTTTGAAGCTTCCTTGATCGCCTGCTCCAGTTCCTCACGAACTGTATCTTCTGCGGTTTCTTTTATGTTTCGGTACAGTCCATAGATTGCTAGTGCAGCCAGTGCCACACATAACGCTATTGCAGCCACGAATCTGACGATCTCCAGTGTTGCTATCATGCTGGTCATTTTCTTATGCTCCTTTCCTTGCAGTATTCTGCAAAGATTTCTTCGGGGTTCGCCCCGATTATCTTGCAGTACGTCACGATTTGTTCAGCATTCATGGTGCCGAACTGCCGTTCCCACCTGCTTACGGCTGTCTGTGCCATGTTCAGCCGTTTTGCGATTTTTGCCTGTGTAATATCGTTGTCGGCTCTGATAGATTTCAGCCGTTTGGATATCACGTCATTGGCTGTCATTTTCTTTGCAGGCATTGTTTTCACCCCCATTATTCGGCATGAACATCACGTGTAAGATAGTCCAGCGTAACGTTCAGCCATTTGGCTATCTGTAGAAGTACCGACGCTGGCATATCGTTTTTGTCCTGCCATTTGGACCATGTTCTGCGGTCTATTTCGATAGTCTTCGCAAGGTCCTGCTGGGTGAGATGTCTGCGTCTCAGTTCACCATTGATGTTGTCAAATATCGTTGTCTTTTCAGCCAT